GTAGAACTGCGGGTGCTTCGGGAGCGGGATCCACTTCGGGTGCCCCTTACCGACGGTGGTGAAGAAGCGGATGTCGGCGCCGTCGACGAGGCGGTCGATGGGCTCCAGCCACTTCTTGCGCGGGATCAGCGTCGCGTTGCCGAGGAAGAACGCAGGGATCTCTCGGATCAGCTCGCCGTCGTCGTCGAAGTAGGGGCGGTAGGCGAAGTGCTGCGTGTCGACTCCCGGCGGCAGGTAGAAGACGTTGTCGCGTCGACTGCGAGAGATCCGATGCGCCTCGACGGTGCATGGGTCCATCGAGAACACGAGGTCGAAGCGCGGCGAATACTTCAACGTCTCGCCGCTCTCGTAGGGCTCGTCGCAGAGGTAGACCGCAGTCTTCACGCCCGCCCGCTTCAAGGCCGTCAGGAACTCCTGGTTGGACCCGGCCCGTCCGTGGTGGCAGAAGACGATGTGAGCACCCCACCCAGCGATCGACTGAGCGAGACCCTTGGCGGTGCCCGGCATCATCGTCGAGCGGTAGGGCGATCGAGCGGGATGGTAGAGGCGGCGCAGGACCGAGATGTCGAAGACCTTCGCCTCGGCTGCTACAGCCCGAAATCCGTTGGCCCAGCCGGAGCGGTAGTCGTCGGAGTAGATGAGGCCCGCGTCGTCTGCGATCGCGACTTTGATGGGGCCGCCTCGGCCAATGATTCTCGCCACGCCTTGTGCTCTCCGAGGAAGTAGTTGACGCCGCCGTGGTGCCATGCGGTTCCGCCGCCACTGAGCGCGGCTCGCGAGAGGCTCACGACCGGGTCGAGCGTCGCGCTCAGCAGGGAGCGCTTGAAGAAGTTGCCGTTGAAGATCGCGAACGGGCAGCCCGGGTCCGGGAGCCTGTTGGTGGATCGCTTCACCGGAGCGATGGAGGTGCTGGCCGTGTTCGGCAGCGTGTCCACGACGCCGCAGATCGGGTCGACCTGGAAGATGCGCTGCACCTTGCCGAACCACTTCGGGTCGCGCAGGCGCACCCAGGGCTGCATCACCACGACCATCTGCTGACGGATCTCCTTCTGGGCGTCCTGAACGCAGCAGTTCAGGCCCTCCGGGATCTTGTTGTGCATCAGGACGTGGTCCACGTCAGCGAGCGCCCGCTGCGCCTCCTGGACCGCTTCCCGGTCGCCCCCATCGAGGATGGCGATCACGCGGAGCGGAAGGTCGGTCGACTCCAGAAGGGCCTCGATGCAGCCCGGGATGTGGTCACGAGCCGACGCCGGAATCGGCATCACGATGTCGAGCATGAAACTGCTCCTCTTGCTGTCGGGCTCCCTGCATGGCGACGTGTCGACGCTCGCAGCGCCGGGAGCAGAAGGCGATGTAGGACCGGCCGAGCCGCTGAGCTGCGCGCACGGGGCCGGCGGGGACGATGAGGTCGCGTTGGCAGCCACGACAGGGGATCAGGGCCGTGTCGTTCGATGGGTCTCTCATAGCGCCCACTCCTCGGATGACGGGACGATGATCTTCTTGGGCTTCGGCTGCGGGGCCTCAACCACGTTGCCAAACCGGCCGTCGTCGTCAACCTCGAACTCGACGCCGCCGAGCTGCTTGGCTGGATCCATCAGGTGCGCGAACGGCGAGCGCGGGTTCACCTCACCGCTTGCTGCCGCATCCCGCTGGCTCGCGAGGATCTCCTCGCGCGTGCGCGCAGCGAAGCGGTAGTGACCATCCGGGGTCTCGTTCATCGCCGGGAGCTGCGCCGACGTGAAGCGGCGCACACCGTTCGTCACTGCCGCGCGCACTGCGTCCATGATCTGAAAGATCCACTCCTGCTCGCCGTGATGGCTCAGGAGGACCCGCCCCACGGCGTCTGCGGCGGCCTCGGATTCTGGAAGATGTCGCTGCCGACGTTCCTCAACGGGTCGACGTTGCCGGGGCGTCCCTGCCCCTCTGCCGATGATCTGCGCCATAGGTCGTGCCCCTGCTGTTCCTGCTTGGTGAACTCGCGCGCCGGGTAGCCACGCGCCGGGTTGTAGCGGCCATCGACCATGCTCGGGACGTTCTGCCGGGCGATCGCCATGCGCCACCCAGGAGGCGGAGCGGGGCAGAGGAAGCCGCCGTCCTTGTCCGTCTTGTGGAGGTCGCTGATCGCGTCCGGGATGTCGTCGTGCTGGCTGAACGGCCACTCGGTCATCTCGTCGAAGAGCGGCTTCCACTTCCGCCAGCTCTCCTTGAGGTTGCGGCAGAAGTAGATCCCGCCGTTCCGGAACGTAGGCTCGATCGCCTCGATGCGGATGTCCTTGATCTCCTGGCTGCGGCCGGGCACCGGGATGATCTTCGGGCGGATGAACGTGTTGCGCCGGATCTCCTCGAACAGCGACGAGATCAGCTCCTTGTGCGCCGTGTCCTCGACCACGACACCCTTCATGTTGATGCGCTGGTAGCGATCCCAGAGGTCGCACGCAATACGCACCGAGTCTGACGGCTTCCAGCGGCCGACGTAGAAGTCGCGCACGTAGGCTTGCCGGTTGCAGTCGAGGCTCACCACCCAGAACGCGGTGCGGTCCGCGCGCCCCTTCTTGCGCTCGTCAGCGATGAACGCGAAGTCGGTGAAGAGGTAGGTCCAGACGTGCTCGGGAACGTCCTCCTCCTCGATGACTCGGAAGTAGCTGGGGCGGAAGACCTGCTCGTCGCCGGTGGTCGGTCGGTTCTCGTAGTAGCAGGCGAACTGACGCGGCGGCATCAGCATCTTCTGGTTCTCCACGAACTTCGTGGTGAGCCTGCCCGGGAAGAACAGCGTGCCGTCCTCGTTCCTCCACGAGTGGATGCTCGTCTCGAAGAGCTTGAGCATGTCCCGCGACTTGAGGATCTTGCAGTAGAGGTCGGCGTAGTGGTGCAGCGTGCCGATCATCAGCAGCCGGCAGCCAGGATCGAGCTGTGCGAGGATCTCGCCGAACCAGTGCCACATCGACTCGATGGAGTCGGGAGTCTTCGTGTTCTCCTGGCTGACGACGTCGTCCATGATGACGAAGTCCCAGTGAGAGCCCGTCCACACCTCGCCCGCGCCGGCAGCCTGTAGCGTCGACTCCTTGCGGTGCTTCATCGTCCGCAACGCGGATGTGAAGGACCCTGAGCCCTCCTTCCAGTCCTTGCCGTGGTGGACGCCGAAGCGCTCCTTGAACCACTGCGAGTCGATGATCTGCATCGCCTGCCGCACGAACTTGCGGGCCTGCTTGCCCGTCTCGGAGCAGACGCAGATGCGGATGTTCGGGTCGCAGGCGATCAGCCAGCACACGAGGCCGACGTCGAAGACCGCGCTCTTGAACGAGCCGCGCGGCCAGAGCTGCATCTTGTAGAGGTAGCCGTAGCCCAGCTCGGACTCTGGATCGTCATACTTCGTCCAGTTGAGCATCTCATGCGCGCCAACGCCGTGAGGCTTGAGCTGCGCATCCGGCGCCGCGCCCGAGTCGCGGACGAAGTCGATGAACCCCTCCTGCGTTCGGTAGTAGTCCGCCTCCTGCTGGATGCGGTAGGTCCGCAGCTCCTCGGGGGAGAGGTCCCTCAGAGAATCGGGAAGACCACCGTCCATCGGAACCGGATCCTCTTCGTGTTGTGCTTCTTCGCCCATGAGACCCAGCTCCCGGCCTTCTCCTTCTGTTTGACCTTCGCGATCCTGATCTTCTTGTTGTGAGCGATGCTCCTGTCGAGTGTGTGGACCTCGGCGTCGCTGATCTGCTCCAGCGAGTAGAAGTCCGCGAAGATGTCCGGCCGAAGGACGAGCTTGTAGTGCGCGCGCAGCACGTCGAGCAACTGCACGTCGCTCCACCCCTTGTGCCCAGCGTAGTCCTCGTCGTAGCCGCCCGCCGCGAAGAAGGAGTCGCGGTGGATCAGGTAGGTGTTCGGCGACGTCATGTCGACCGGCGCATCCGGGTTGCTCATGTGCCGCAGCCCGTAGCGCACGACCTCCCTCGGCCGCATCTTCTTCAAGTTGTGCAGCACCTTCACCATCATCGACTCGCGGAACACCATGTCCGGGTCGATCATCAGGCACCACGTCGGGTCGGCCTTGTCCATCCCGAGGTTCCGCGCGCCCATCTGGTTCCAGGGGATGTTGTCGAGCACGCGGTAGGCGTGCAGGTCGAGGCCCTCGAACTTCGAGCAGTAGTCGGGCGTCACCTGGGGGTCGCCGTGGTCATCGACCACGATCACCTTGAGCTGCCGGCGGATGTGCTCCTCGTAGGCAGCGATCGTCCGAAGCTGCTTGTCGAGCATGATCGGCTGCCCGTAGACCGACATCACGATGCAGAGGGTCGCGGTCATCGCTCGAAGACGTAGAAGTGGCGCGCTTGCCGGCGCTGGTAGTGGGCGACGTTGAACCCCTTGGTCACGACGTAGGCCGCGATCTTCTGGTGGCGCTCCTCGTGGTCATCGTCGTCGACTGCAAACGGGTCCGGCCGATCCGGCAGCGCGAGGAAGATCCACTTCACGTCGCTCTTCGCGATGTCAACCCCGGTGTCGCAGTCGTCGCAGAGGTTGTCGATCACCTGCTCCCACTTGTGGACGTGCTCCAGGACGTCGAGCAGGAGGACCGCGTCGAGCTTGTGGCCCGTCAGCTCGGTGATGTCCATCCGCAGGATCCAGTGGTTGCCCAGC